AGGTTCGCGCCGTAAAGGTCCGCGCCGCTAAGGTTCGCGCTGCGAAGGTTCGCGCTGCGAAGGTTCGCGCTGCGAAGGTTCGCTTTCGCGTTTATCGCGGCTTGAACGGTAATCGCCATGCTGTTGTTTTCGCATTCGTGGCTAAAAATCACTTCAAGCGAAAAACGAGATTTGATTTCAATTTTCATGTTTTACCTCTCCAGGTGGTTAATGAGGATTCAAGTATACGATAAATAATTTATCTATGTCAACAAATAAAAACCCCGCGCAATGCGGGGTGTCTTTTGGTTACTTTTTGAGATTGCTCAACAATTCATTTAAGGCACTTTGCACCAATGGTGCCAGCTTAGAAAAATTGGGGTCAGCGTGTACCGCTGTCAAGGCTGTGTGCATAGGCTCTGCATGCTTTTTTATGGCTTTCTTGAAGTCGCTATTCGGCATACTTTTGGCAGTCACACGCCCGCCGCCCGCTTTGACCAAAGCGTTCAGCAAGATTTGGTGGGCAGCGTCGCCGTGCTTCTTGATAACCTCAATTGCTGATGTGGCCGAAACAATGTTTTCCATGACCATGCGTCGAATTGGCAGAGGTGCGGCCGCGAGCGACAACAAACCGTCAACATACTGCGTGGACGCATAGCCAAGCCGACGCGCAATCTCTTTTGAATCCCAGCCAAAACCGGCCAAGCGCTTGCACACAATGGCTGATTCGTACAGGCTCAAAGGTTCGCCATCGTTGCCCACCACCAAGGCCACGGTCAAGTCTTCAATGCTTGTGCCCTTCTGACTAACGATGACGGGCACCTTAGGTACTTCAACGCCTTCACTAATAGCCAACAACACTGCTTCATGGCGACGATGACCACCGGTCACATAAATCACATTCTGGCCGTTTTCGCGTGCCACGTAGCCCGATAAGGGTTTGTCTTTGTAAAAGCCGTTTTCACGGATGCTGTCGGCAATCCAGCGCACCCGAGCTTCATATGCTTGGTTTTTGATGCGAGCATTGAATCCGTCCAGCACGCGTAATTCATTTGGGGCAACTTGCCACAGGTCAGCGCTTATTGCATTGATATCCTTCATGGCGGCTTTCACATTGCCCGCCATCAATTGAGCTTCAAAGTTTTCCATTATTTCACCTCTCCAAGTTGTTTGATAAATCGTTCAGCAAACGCAAGCACCGATTGCCATTTTTTAAGTGACTTCACGCGACGCCCGCCATAATAAAAATTCCAGCGAAAACAATCAACAGTGAATTCATATCGACACACCGCCCCAATGGGTTTGCAAATCAAATTGGCAGCGGCTGTGATGTGTTGAGGCCTCATGCTGGGAACGGCACACGCGTATGGTTGTTGGCTTGCTCATAGGCGCGGGCGGCTTCGGATGCGCCCACAATCCCTTTGGCTGGCGAATCGTTCTTTACAAACAAGCGGGGCTTGCCGCCATCGGGCAACACCAAGTTGTTCACACGGCCGTCAATCAATGCGGGGTGGTACGAGTAACCCAAGGCTTCCAACATTTCTTTGCGCTTAGAGTGCGTGACACGACGTGCGACACCCAAACGCTCAAGCATGCGGTCAAGTTGAATCGATGACACCCAGCCCCCGCAAAAGCCCGGCAAGCCCTGCGCAATGGCTTCTTGCAATTCTTGTTCGACACCGCCGGTGCTGGCGCTAATAGCTGTGGCCGTCGATGTAGTCACGGGTGCGCGTTGGCAATGCGTGGCGGGGTTGAATTCATCGGGAATGGGGTAAGTGTGAAGCAACTCAGACACGATGGCATAACCGTCGCCGTCACGCAACCAAGCGTACAGCGCGGGGAAATACTCACCATCCATGCCGTCGCGTTTCAAGTCTTCGGCCTGTTGCTGTGCGCTGAACAACATACAAAAGCGGCGGTCGTTCTTGGTCTTCATCACAGCGTCTTTATGATTGCTGTTGAACATGAAGTTGCCACACACATCCGCGCTGATTTGGTCAACGCCTTTACCTTCAATCTCCAAGCCGTCGCCGCCCGTAATCATGGGCTTTAACTCTTCAATGATTTCGCGCTTTTGGTCGGGGACATAAATGTCTTCCACACCATAAAAGAGTTTTCCCAGCATCCATGCGTTGAACTCTTTGGACAGTTTTGACGCTTTGGGCCAATGCACATAACGACGACCAACGGCTTCGGCTACACAGCGTGTGAACAAAGTTTTGCCATTGCCTTCCACACCTTGCAGCAATGGTGCCCATTGAAACTTGACGCCCTTGTGTTGCACGCATGCGGCCATGTAGCACAGCAAAATGGTGCGGTCGCGTTCATCAGGCAACAGCTTACGCAAGTGGGTCAAGAATGGCGTGGGGTCGCCAACTTTGCGCGGCACATCCACGGGCCAATAAGTGTTCACGAAGACTTGGCCGCCATTGGATATCAAAGCGCCCGGCTGTTGGTCAGGCTTGAAGCATGGCGCATTGGCGCGGGGTGCGCGATAGGCTTGGGATTGCGTGAAGGCTTCCCACGCGTCGCGGGTGGTCTTCTCATTGGCGGCATCCATGGTGAATGTGTATCCACCATAAGCCACCTTGAATTGCTCTGGCTTGAGCATGACGCCGCCAGGCACCAACACACGGTGCAAATCTTGTATATACACGCAACCTGAAAACAAACGCAATTGTTCTTCGTTGTTGGCAAATGTTGAGCCGGTGACTAGCTTGGGGCGTGGTGGCTCCGCTGTGATTGCGCTAAGTGGCTGGGCACTACTTGGAGCGCCAGCAATTGGCTCTGGCGCTTTGTCGGTCAATACTTCAAATTGGCGACCAACGGCACCAAGGATGGTGCGGGGTAAATAATCTTCGCGGTCCCACTTGTCACGCGCAAGAGCTGATTTGCCCATGAGTGTTCGGATGCGTTCGCAGTCTCTGCCCGTCCAAAATGCCAAGTGCTGGGCCAAGGCCGCGTCGGCGCTGCTTGAATCGTAAGCACGGGCGGGGTCAGGGTAGCACCTGGCCAAGGCTTGCACGTTTCCCGTCCACAAGTCGGCAAAGCTTGCGCGACCGCCAAAGGCCGACGCCGTGGACTGTGAGCGCAAAGCGCGACGCAAAAGCTCTTCGTCATCCGTAGGGCCACGCCATTCAGCCACGGGCCCTTCGGTCCATCCTTGTTCCAATGACTGTACAGCGTCAGGGGGAAAATATTGAGCGACAAGCGCGGGCAAGACTGCAGAGAAATCCAAAGCGGCATTACCTGTGGCATTGATGCCCGTGAGCGCCACAAAGCGGCCTGAGTGATAGAACTCAAGATTGAGGGTGGTGTTCTTGCAACCGTGCAATGGTGGGCGTCCGGTGCCAAAGATGTGCAAGCCCTTACCGCTTTGGCTGACTTCAATAGCTGCACCTGTAAACGCCGCGCAAAGGCTCTTTCCCAAGGGCGTCCAATCGCTGCCGTCGGGCATCACGCAATTGTCAATGTCCAAAAACCAAAAGGGATCGGCTTCGGTGAACACAAAACCCACACCATAGTTGCCGCCCATGTTGGCCGCTGCAGCAATGGCTGTTGCTTGGTCCGTCCAGTATGCGGGGTCATGCGCTGACACGACACGGCCCGTCCTGAAATCGGTGGGGAACTTGTCGGTTTTCCCTGCGCGTGTTTGGCTTGGGACTGCAATATAAACAATGAATTGTTGATATGCGCCCATTGCCGCAAAGGCTGTTGGTAGTTCACGCATGTGCTTAGTCGGCCAATGTTGCGAGTGCGCGGGTCTTCAATTCGGGTGCGGCTTTTTGGGCATACTTGTCGCCGGTTGCCAAGCCTTGCGCGATAACTGACAAGTTGGCATCTTTGATGGCTGCACGCATGATGGTGCGCTTGAATGCAATCATGGTGCCAAAGTATTTGGACACCAAAGCGTCGGCGCAATCGGCTTCACGTGCCACAGCTTCGCGTGTCAACTTGGACCAGCCCCCAGGGTGGCCTGCGACTTTGACCGCCGCATTTAGGATTTGTTCTTTTCGATTGTCAGGGTGCAAACGCATCATGGAAGTCCGATATAGATTTTGGGGCATTATGCAACAATATTGACGGCTTCGTCAACGGGTTACGAAATGAATTAAAAGAAGTGACGCAATCCAATAATCGTCGTCATAAATAGCAATGATGAAAATTAGAAACAAAATCATAAAGTTCCTTCACCTGTGCAAAAGGCAGCGTCGCCACCATCAACCGTGACCAATTGGGCCCACGCCAACTGCGCCACTTCGTGTGGGGTTCCCGTATAGCGCCAACCGACTTTTTTGGTTTCGCGGCTGACAAATTGCGCCAGCATCGTGCCAACGTGGCGTTGTTCAATCAATACCTTACGCCAGCCAATGTAATCCGCGCTTTTTATTTTTTCGTTCATGTGCTTGGATTCATTCGCCAAACCGTAGCGAACGGGAACGCCACGCAAATCAGGCAGCACGCCCACGTTGTTGCGAAACAAGCGCACCCCTTTGCGTGAGCCTTCTAAGCGCACCACAGAGGCCACTGCGCCTTCGCTGACCCCCGTGGCTTGGCTTGGCATAACGTGGCCGCCATGCATGCCGAAAATAGCTTGCAATTCGTGAATGGCCGCCATACTCACCCCGTGACGCGCGGCCCATTGATAGACTTCGGGTGTCATGGGCGGCACTCCATGTAAGCCCTTATGACGGCTTCGGCGGCCTTCGCGTTGATGGCATTACCGTAGGCGCGTAAGCGTCCCACTCGGGCGGAAGCCCCATAAGCCAACGGGAATGTGCCGGATTCAACTGGCCGCCACTTTCCATCCCTGCACAAGAGCCAATCAGCATCTGACCACTGGCTGTTAAGCGCTTCGGGTATTCCAAATTTGGTTTGCACGGTTCCATTGCTGCCCGCCACTGTCCCGAAATTTGACCGTGAGCCGCTGGGCTTGTTGAACCCACCAGTGGCGTCGGCCACCCCGCCAATTGCGCTGTCACATCCAAACTGTCCGTGCTGATTTTCCCGTTGCGAATCCGGCCCCCTTCGTAGCCACCCTTGTAATCTCGTGTCGTAGGTGTCGGCCACGAACCAAAGTCGTTGTCGGATATGTGGCGCACCGACGCCCGCAGCGCATAAATCGAGTGCCCCCCCCGGTGTAACCCGTGGCTTCCAAGTCAGCGTGTACAAGGTCGAACCAATTGAGGCCGTCGCCGCTTGCAACTTGTTCACCAAAAATGACATGAGGTTGGCGCTGGCTAATGAGATGGAACCACGCTGGCCATAAATGCCGCTCGTCATCAAACCCAGCGCCTTTGCCTGCCGCGCTGAAAGGTTGACAGGGGCAAGAGCCCGTCCAAACATTGCGGCCATCGGGCCATCCTGCATTTCGCAAGGCAAGTGACCAGACGCCAATTCCGGCGAAGAAATGGCATTGGGTATACCCGTCAAGGTCGTTCGGTCTAACATCTTCAATACTCCTTTGGTCCACGTCACCAAGCGCAATGTGCCCAGCATCAATTAAATTTTTGAGCCACGCGGCTGCGTATGGGTCAAACTCGTTGTAATAGGCTTTTGGCACTCATGCCCCCTTAGTGTGAAAAATAGGCCATGGCGTCAACGCTTCCGTCGATTCCATCTTTTGCCAGTTCGAGACTTACGCGCTCTGCCAACTCACCGGCATCACGCGCATTCAATGCCTGTGCTGTCGCAATGTCAGTGCCGAAGCGAAGATAAAAGCGACGGTAACTTTCAGATTCCCCGCGCCCCTGTGCGTGCTGCAAGCCAGCCCACCACGCGATGACATTGCGCAATGACTTTTGGCCTTGTTGGCGTTCCCAATGTCGGCGCTTAACTGCCCCCACAACTTCTGCGCTTGCACCGTAAGGAATGACGGGGCTGTTGTCGATGCGTTCGATTTCCCCGCGCAACACGGCAAGCGTGGCCGCGTCAAGTTCCATCAAGTCACCGTCAACGAATTCGGGTGCGCTTCGGCTTGGGGGTGGCGGGTAATGGCCGCAATGTGGGCAGCATTTATAAATTCGTTCATAAGGTTGCATGCAATGCTCATTGATGCACACACGCAAGGGAATTGCGTCCGATACCTTACTGCCACGGCTTTCGCGCCTGTCAAGTGACCATGTTCGCACGGCATCGGGCAAGCCGTGGCGCAATACGTTGTTGACGTGGTCAATGATGATTGCCACGGGCTTAGAGCTTCGCGCAATAACTTCGCGTCGCCCCACGTCACTCAAGAAGTCATAACCCTTTAACTCTTCACCTGTGAGCATCAAACGCAATGCGCGTCCAAACTGCTGGCAAAACAATGCAAACGATTCTGTTGGACGCGCAAAGCTGACAACCTCAATCGCTGGCAAGTCAAAGCCTTCGCCAAACAAATCGACGTTGACCAATTGCAGAATTTCACGAGCTTTAAAGCGCCTAAGAATTTGAGCACGCAATGCGTCGGGCGTGTTTGAACTGACCACTTCGGCGGGTACACCGGCTGCGCGAAATGCTGCCGCCTGTTCGGTTGCCGTTTCAACGTCCACGCAAAAAGTGACACCCAGCTTACCAGGTGCCAACTTGAGATAGTGAGACACCACGTCGCCGGTGATGTGGGATTTATGAACAGCCTTGCGTAGCTTGTCGCTGTTGAAATCGCCCGTCGTTTGGCTGATAGGCACTTGCGACAAATCAAGGTCAGACGGTGGTGCAAAAATGCGGTAGTCCGTCAAATACCCCATGTTGATAATTTCACGCATGATTGGTGCCAACACCATGGCATCAACCAAACCGTCGGCGTGTCGCCCCAATCCCTTGCCGTCAGCGCGAAGGGGCGTGGCCGTCGGGAACAACCAGCGGGCACGCTTGCATTTGGCAGCGGCTTTGCCCCACTTGTTTTCGCGCAAAACGTGGTGCCCTTCATCTTGCACGCCAAATCTGACTTGGTCAAAGAATGGGTCGCTGCCCATGCGAATGATGGTATCGACACCACCGACGCCCGTCTTTGCGTTTGGGTCAAAGAAGTTGTAACCCAATTCAGCGACCTGCAATGTGCTGATGACGCGGATTAACGCTGAACCTTTTTTGGCACCAACCAACCGATGACGAACGCCATTGCGTGCAAGTGCGATTGAAATTTGACTTACCAGTTCTTGACGGTGTGCAATGGCAATTGATGCGCCAGGCTCGTCGTGAAGTAACTTTGACAACACGACGGTTTTGCCTGAACCCGTGGCGGCCACGGGCATGACGTTAGCAGCGCCAGCATTCCATGCGCCGTAAATTTCAGCCTCTAGCTTGCTTTGAAATGGTCGAAGGTTGACCGACATTATTTTTTGTTCGCAGTTGTTGACGATAGCGTCATTATCATATAAGATTCAGTCCCTAGTCAACTTTTTGGAGAATTTTTTATGAGTATGAAGATTGAAATCAACCCCGCTGGGTTGAACCAAGAACAGCGCGAAGCCGTGTGCGGTTTTATCTTGGCTTTCCCCGTGGGCACTACCACATCTGCTACACCCGTGGCCGCTGTGCCTTCGGAGTTGGATAAAGAAATCGGATATCTTGCCAAAGAAGGCGAAGCGTTCGACGCATCGGTTGCATTTGATAAACCTACCGGCGACCCTGCTGCCGCTGCCGTTTTCGGGAGTGGTGTCAACCCTTTAGCCCAAGGGGCGACCGCTGCCCCCTTCACTGCGGCTGCCGTTCCGTCGCCGACTGCCCCCGTGGTGCCCGTGGATTCTTCGACCTCGACGATCGTCCCCGCAATTCATGCGCCGATCGTCCCCGTGGCGGATGCCCTAATGGCACCTGTGGTTCCCATGAACCCTGCAAGCGGCGTTGAACTTGACAAGCACGGTTTGCCATGGGATGCACGCATTCACGCCGGAACAAAGCGCAAAAACGCCGACGGTTCTTGGACTGCAAAGCGCGGCATTGACCAAGCGTTGGTGACGACTGTTGAAGCTGAATTGCGTCAAGTAATGGCAGCGGGCACACCTGTGGCCCCTTTAGCTCCAGTCGCTTCTATTCCTGCCCCACCGGCGGCGACTGTGACAATCCCGACACCTGGGGTTGCCTCTTCGGTCGCAGTTGTTCCCGCGCCCCCAGCACCACTCGTGGCACCGACTGCGCCCGCGCCCGAAGCGCCTTCGGCTGATGGTCGCACATTGTTTGTCGGTTTGATTGGCCGCGCATCCGCTGCCATGAATGCTGGTAAATTAACACAAGAAGAAGTGACGCAAATTTGTAGCAAGTTCGGCATCCCAGCGTTGCCCTTGCTTGCAAACCGCCTTGATTTGGTGGCGCAAGTTGCTTCCGAAATCGACGCCTTGATTGCGGCACGTTAATGAGCGGCGCACATTCAATTTTGCCCCCTTCGGGGGCTTCTGCATGGCGTCGTTGTGGCCTTTGGGTTACGATGAATCGGGCGTACCCACAGCCCGACACGCCTGAGAGTTTGGAAGGCAATGCGGCCCATTGGGTATTTGCCGAAATGCTTGAAGGCCACATTGTTGTCGAAGGTCAGATTGCGCCAAACGGCATTGTCGTGACTGAGGAAATGATTGAAGGCGGCGAACTGGTTGTGGAGACAGTCAACGCCCGCATGCCCGTGGAATTGTTTGGCAAACCTCATGTCGAACAACCTGTGGCAATCGGGCGCATCAATTCGCAATGCTGGGGAACGCCTGATATTTTCGCATTCTCAATTAACCCAATGGTGCTTGAAGTCATTGACTACAAATTTGGGCACCGCTTTGTTGATGAATATGAGAACGACCAAGGTGTTGCGTATGTTGCTGGAATCATTGACCTTATTGCCCAAAAAATGGATCAAGGTTATGGCCTGATTGACCAAGCAATAAAAGTGAATTTCACAGTCATTCAACCGCGTTGTTTTTATAAAGGTTCAAGCGTTCGCACTTGGTCTTTTGTGGGCTCCGATATTCGCGGCCACATCAACGCATTGTCAATGGCCGCTGAAGTTTCTTTGGCTTCAAATCCAACCGCCACGACGAATTTGGAATGCGCCAATTGCCCTGGCCGCCATGCGTGCCCAGCGTTGCAGTTGGCCGCGTATGCCGACGCTGAATTTGCCGTGAAATCTTCGCCCGTGGAATTGCCCCCAGCGGCCGCAAGCCTTGAATTAAAAATGCTTGAACGGTCTTTGGAGCGCTTGCAATCTCGCGTTGAAGGTATGCGCGAAGCTGTGGCCGTGTACATCCGTCAAGGTCATTCAGTGCCGTGGCATCGGGCTGAACAAGGCTTTGGGCGTCAGCAATGGACGTTGCCAGCGGACCAAGTGATTGCAATGGGGCAACTCATGGGCGCTGACTTGTCAAAGCCCGGCGTCAAGACCCCGAAACAGGCTTTAAAATCTGGTGTTGACGAAGCCGTCATTAAGGCGTATACTCACACCCCATTGGGTCAATTGAAATTGATTTCCGATAACCCCGCTGACGCGCGTCGCGTGTTTGGCACTTCAACTTAAAGGAGCTTTGAAAATGGAAAACGTGAAAACTGAACAAGAAGCAATTGATTTTGCAAACACTATTGCTGACGCTGGTGATGCCGCTTTGTTCCGCGATTTGTGGGAACGCAAAGAGTTTGATTTGATTCGCGGCCACTTCCCCGCATTCAATGGTGACACGACCCAAGCGCCAGCCCTTGGCACCGAAGGCACCGAAGGCACCGAAGGCACCGAAGGCACCGAAGGCAATGTGGCCGCCTCCAAAGCACCTATCAAACCATCCAAAAAGTAAGGAGCCCACACCATGGTAAAAACAAACATCACTTCACCCGTCGGGCGCTTTGTCATGGGGTCGCTGTATGACTTCAGCACCACCGATGCCGAAGGCAAACCGTTGGTGATTAAAACTGGTCCGAATGCCGGTCAACCTCGCGTGAATTACTTTTTCGCGTTAGCAATTCCAAAGAATCCAGGCGAAACTCATTGGGCGCAAACGTCATGGGGCCAACAAATTTGGGCCGTTGGCAATCAAGCCCACCCCAATGTCGCACAGTCCCCAGCGTTCGCATGGAAGATTGAAGACGGTGATTCTCAAATTCCAAACAAAAAGGGTCGCAAGCCTTGCGAAAATGAAGGCTGGCGCGGTCATTGGATTTTGAAATTCTCCGGCGGCTTTGCTCCGAAGGTGTACCAACAAGAAGGTGCCGGTTACGTGCAAGTCATGCAAAAAGACTTTTGCAAGCCAGGTTACTTCGTGGAAGTGGCATTCACAGTTGAAGGCAATGGTTCGACAAGCCAGCCAGGCGTTTACCTGAACCACTCCATGGTTTGTTTCCGCGCCTATGGTCAAGAAATCCAGTTTGGCCCCGATGTGGCAAGCGCTGGTTTTGGTCAATCCGCATTGCCAGCTGGTGCCAGCATGACACCTTTAGCCGGTGCGATTCCAATGCCAGCAGCGCCAGCAGCAATGCCAGGTGTGCCGAGCATTCCAGGTGTGCCAATGCAACCTCCTGCGGTGCCCCCTGCCATCCCTGTGACGCCTAACCCTGCGTTCTTGCAAGTGCCGCCGCCCGCTGGTGCCTCAATGGCTCCCCCGGTTGCCGCTGCAATGCCACCAGCACCACCAGCCGTACCGGTTGCCCCTATGCGCCAAATGACTGCGTTGGCAAATGGTGCGTCATATGAAGCGTTCATTCAAAACGGATGGACCGACGCCCAATTGATTCAACAAGGAATGATGGTTGCTTAATGAAACGCCCAGCCCTTCGGGGCTGGGTTTATTTTGGAAAGACAAATGAACATTACGCGCATTAGAGCTTTGAGCGAATTGTCAAACGTCAAAGATTTTGAGTTTGTGGGTATTCGTAAAGACGGCACGCAAGTCGAATGCTATGTGAAAACTGACGCCAAAACCGGATTGCACGAAATCGCCGGTGAGGCTAAATTTGCCGACTTGCTTGGCTGGATTCCCGCATGCAAATAGTGCCCCCACCACCGGCCACAGAATGCCGCCCCGATGCCTTTTATGACACGGAGTGTTTCCCCAATTATTGGCTTTTGAAACTTCGCGTCAAAGGTGGTTTGATTTACAGCTTTAGGATTCGCGCGGGTCAGGCGTTCACCGTGAGTGAAGCCGCCCGCATTCGGTTGTTGTTTAACGCTTACCGTGCCGTCAGTTTTAACGGCAACAACTATGACGTGCCCATGATTGCGGCCGCATTGGCTGGTTATACCACCGAGCAACTCAAATGGCTGAATGACCGAATCATTGTCGAGAAAGTCAAGCCGTGGGAACTTGGAGTTCCCGATTGGAAGCCCGTAGACCACATTGACGTGATGGAAGTCGCACCAGGTGCAGGCGGCCAAAAGCAATACGCTGGACGCATCCATTGCCCCACCATGCGCGATTTGCCGTATGACCCTGGCCACTACCTAAGTGAAGCCGAGATTGTGGAAGTTGACACCTATTGTGAAAATGACCTTGATGTTTTGGAAATGCTGTTTGATGCGTTGCGCCCTCAAATTCGACAGCGCGAAAAGCTGGGTGCGCGATATGCAATTGACCTTCGCAGCAAGTCAGATGCACAAGTTGCCGAGGCGGTGCTTAGAAAGCGCTGCGAACAAGCCACGGGTCAAAGAATTTACAAACCTCAAATCGATTGGAATTTGAGTTTTCGCTATAAGGTGCCATCGTTCATTTCGTATCAAATGCCACAGCTTCAACGTGCTTTGGAATTGGTACGTGAATCTGTGTTTCAGCTTGGTGCAAAAGGCACTGTCGAAATGCCACCACAGCTTGAAGGCTTGTTGATTACGATAAATCATTCAACGTATAAGGTGGGCATTGGCGGTTTGCATAGCAGCGAAAAGACCGTGACACACAAATCCGATGAAAATTGGATTATTCGTGACAATGATGTTGCCAGCTATTACCCCACATTGATTTTGAATTCAGGCGAATGGCCGTCCGCATTGGGCCCCGCATTCCTTCAAGAATTCGGCTTGATTAAAGATGAACGACTTGCGGCCAAAGAGTTGCAAGCAAAATTGAAAAAGTTGGGACAGACCGAGGATGCCCAATACGAAGACGCGAAAACCGATAACGAAGGCGGCAAAATTATGATTAACGGCACTTTCGGCAAGACCGGAAGTCAATACAGCATTTTGTTTGCGCCGTCGATGTTGATTCAAACAACCATCACCGGCCAACTTTCGTTGCTGATGCTGATTGAATGGCATGAGCTGTACGGAATCCCCGTCATATCGGCCAACACCGATGGTGTGGTTATCAAGTGCCCACGCAACATGGTCCACGTCAGCGAAGCTCTTATTGCCGAATGGCAAAAGCGCACGGGTTTGGAAATGGAAACCGTGGAATATCGCGCGGTGTATTCGCGTGATGTGAACAACTATTTTGCAATCAAGACCGACGGTGACGTGAAGCGCAAAGGCGAGTATAGCAAAGCGGGTTTGGTCGAAAAGAAAAACCCTGATGTGGAAATTTGCGCCGACGCTGTGGCTGAATTCCTAGCCAATGGCACACCCATTCTTTACACCATCAGCGCGTGCCGCGACATTCGCAAATTCGTCACCATCCAAAAAGTTAACGGGGGCGGCGTGAAGATGTGGGGTGAAGGTCCGCGCAAAGGTGCGTTGGTACGTGACATGGTTGGCGTGCTGGAAGCCAATGGCTGGGTTAAAGAAGGTCGCCAATGGCGACGCGGCGACATGTTGGCAGCGGCGGCCACGGCCTATGCTGCGTGTTTTGAACAGCAAACGCCCGAATATTTAGGCAAGGTTGTGCGCTGGTATTACAGCACTCAAGCCCCTGGGCCCATTGTATATGCCAGCAATGGCAACACGGTCAGCCTTTCCTATGGTGCCCGCCCGTGCATGAATCTGCCCGTGGAATTCCCCACCGACATTGATTATTCATGGTACGTGGACAAGGCCGAATCGATGTTGAAAGACGTTGGTTTTTATGTGTTGACATAGATAAATTATTTATCGTATAATTTCAGGCATCAACAACCAAACGGAGAAAGCACCATGAAATTTTTTATCGTCACTGTGGGCAACCTCATTTACCGCGATTTGCAACCATCAAGCGTTGACGCTGTGATTCACGCAATTGAGCGTTTCCCAAATGCCCGTCGCATCAGCGTGAAGGCTTGCAAATGACAAATGGAATTCGCTTCGTCAAATTGACACCCACAGGCGAATTCCATCAGGGCGTTGAGCTCATGTTGGCTTCTGACGTCACCGAAGACGTCAAAGCCCTTTTGAGTGCCAACATGCTGACACCGGAAATGTTTGGCAACGCCCATATTCAAGAAAACCAAGCCGTTCAATAAAGGGCCACCATGGAACACGATAAAAACGCGTTTGCCCAGCTTACGCCACAACAACGAAGCCGAACGCATTGCCAGTTCGCCCAAAGCGGCTGCAATGCCCCTGAAAGCGAATGCCTAGGGGTTTGCCTCACTCACATTGGAAAACGCTACAAAGGCCACAAGATTGCTGAAATCCTGTACCGTGCGTCGCATCGGGCATTTTTGGTTTTGCTTGATGACGATTCGACCGTCTTGTTGGAAACCGAAGCCCAGCAACGTCAATTTGCACAGGATGTGATTGAAGGGAAATACGATGCCAGCGCGTGAATCTGCCGCAATGGCAAAAGCCCGAAAGCTAGTCATTCAAAAGGGGCTCACAGCTTACGCAGCCGCTCAAAAGGCTGGCATCACACGGTCGGCTATTTACATGTCCGCTTGGTACAAAGAATGGAAAGGCTCACAGAAATGAAAAAGCCAACACAATGCCAATCCCGCCAATACGGTGATCAAATCATTTGCGCGGCGTGTGGCCTCAATTGGGACGCCAACGACCCCGAGCCGCCGAAATGTGGCAACGTGGACCAGCGCACCAAGCAAGCCAAAGCCGTGTCGAAATTTGAAGAAGTGGGCAAGCCTCAAACGCAATTGCGCATGCCCTATGCGCTGCCCGTCGAAGTGGCACAAGAAATGGCTAAAGTGTTCCGCGCAAATTGTGCGGCCAATGATGTTCACGGCATGCAAGCCGCATACCGCCTTTTTCTAGACAGGATGACAACATGAAAATCACAATCGCTGTGACGGCTATATTGGCCGCTGTGTTTTTGTATTTCGCGCAAGTTGATTTGGAAGCCGCCCGAATCGATAGCGAACACTATTGCCAAATGGTCAAGGCTGGGCGTTGGCCTGATTATGAAAAACGGTTTGACACCGATTGCGTGAAATGACCGTGTGGCCCTTTCCGCAGCATCCACCCACACCGTGGACGCAAAAGCAAATCAAAGAGTACGCGCAAAAGCAACGCGACCAATTACCGGAAAGTCCAATATGTCACAAGGCTTTTTAATTCTCGACCTTTGGGGCACGGTTTGCGCCGTGCTGATAGTATTTGGAATAGGCGCATTGCTGGTATTTTGCGTCATGCGCCTATTCTTTGATTAAGCGAAAGCGCGAGTGCCTTGCTTGTCAATGATTAGTTGCGAACGCTTTGCTGTATCACCAACATTCGTCACAATTGCCACATGTGTCCAGCGGTCAAATTCACGAATAATTTGCTGATAAGGTTTACCACTTGCAATGATTGCGCGTGTCACTTCATCAGGGCTCATGCCATCGACGCGAATGTCAGCGGCACAGCCACGACGGTGGTCGCTCTTATTGCTTGAACCGACAGCGTCGTTAACATTTTCAGAACGGAACCCGCTGTTGATGTGAATAGCACGCCCACCAAAAACGTCAAATTTCAATTCGCCTAAGAATTGCGACAACCGGGGCAAATTGGCTACTGCGTTGACGAATACTTCTTTGCCATCAATGATGCACTTTTCATGCTCAGTTGGCGTATTGTCAAATTCGCGGTGGTCGGTGTGGGTCAATTCTTCGTATGTGAAGTTTGGATGAAAGTCAGTCATTTTTGTCCTTCTTACCCATAATCATGGGCAACACTTTTTCGGCAGTACGGCCGCCGAAATACGCCAGCATGACAAGTTGCCCCCATTGGCCCAGCAACGTGACATACGATTCGTTCACACTTTTGCCAAATGCGGACATTAGGGCGAAAAGGTTGTAAGTCGTCAGCAAGTAAATGAGCGTCATTGGGCGGATGTTTTTTGACAGCCACGAATCTGACGCCATGTCAGCTTGCCAACGGTCGGTCACGCCCTTTTGCTCAATCTCAAACTGCTTGAGGTCAATCTCTTTGAGCTTCAAAGCCAAATCGGGATTGGCTTCAAGGGCGGCAGTCACTTCGCTGATTGCGGCTGGCACACCGAGCTTTTCAGCAATGGCCTTCACAGCCATGCCACCCATGGGCCCCGCGACCGCTGTGGCAAGGCCAGGGGCGACCGTTTTCAGTAGGTCAAAGAGTTTGTCCATCTTCGTCCCCTTTTGCGCCTAGCGCCTGTCCAATGGCCGTTGTGGCTTTGCGGCCGGAAATGCCACCCAAGGTGCCCACGCCCATGAAGGCGATGGCTTTCAGGATTTCCAAAAACACAGCGTCAATTGGAGCCAAGGCGTTATCTTCGGGCACGATGGCAACCGCATACAGCACGCCAAAGGCAATGCCCATGACCATGAATGTGATTGACCGAACCACGAACGCCCAAGTGCGAACTTCGATTTCGTCGGCTGTCAATTTTTCAGGGTTTAGCCACTTGATAAGGGCCGCTTTTAATACGTCGTTCATTTTTCGCCTTTCTTTTCTTGCAGTTGTTGAATTAAATTCTCAAGTCGCTTTTCAATGACGATATTTCGCTTTTCAGCTTTTACCGCACGAATCCACATATCAAATACGACAGGGCTCACAATCAAAATGATTGCCAGTATTAAGCATGCCACAGCAATCATTCCGCGATAAATAAATTTATCCATAGTGCCCACAGCCATATTACCAATGTCAATGTCACGAACATTCCCACGCCGAAGTCCACTTTGTTGTTGTAATCTTCTTTGCGTCGCCATGATTCGTAATTCCGTTTGATTCGTTCGCGTTCGCGTCGGTCCTGTTGCTTTTCCTCGACCTTGCCGTAAATCGAATGGAAATTGTCCCACAATGGCCCAAGCTGTGGGGGAACGTGCGCCCCGCGCATCATGCCGCTTAATTTGACATATGAGCCGTCAAGTTCGTTTTTGATTTGCGACAAAATCAAAATATCGCGCGGGTCTGGCCTGTCCATGGCTTCAACCTCAATTGACTTGATTTCGTACAGCTCACTCAGTTCCCGATGGTGCTGATAGAAGTCACCGACGTGCGTCAAAAACTGTTGAACAATCTCAGCTTCAGTGGGAATGTGCTGAATGTAGACTTCTTTTTTGGTCTTTGGGGGCGCTGTGGCCGCGCTAGGAGCGTTTAAAACGATGGGGGCTGGGGGTTTGCCTGTAACTGTGGCAAACAGACCCTTGAGGGTTTGCCAAATACCCCGCACATCTTTGACAATGGCTTGAGCATCCTCTGCTGCCTTTTTGATTTTCTGAACTTGAACCTTTCCATCGGACAAAGCTTCGCAGCAATACTGAATGCCCGTGAAGGCGGTTTGCATTGCCTTGATTGCTAGGCCGATGGATATTGGGTCAAGCACATCACTTGGTCAAGAATCCAAACTTTGTTTGAATCCCCAAAATGAGTAAGCCACACACGGTGACGATTAAAAACAAGGTGCCCTTTTTGGCAATATCCAAACGCAAGTCTTTCCAAAATTGCGCTTGTTCTTTTGCCGATTCAATCGTTGCCTCATGGTATCGACGATGGCCGCCGAAATCAATGTTGCCATCGTCATCTTTGGCAAAAGCACCTTCGATGTTTTTCAACTCAGCAAGAATCAAATCAAGCTTGCGTTCAATTCCAATTTCTTGCGGGGTTTCTTGTTGAACCCCTTTGTCATTGGTGAACATGATTACTCCGCGAAGAAGCTTTGACGGAATGGCAGCCACACATTGGCGAATGCCGCGACATTGTCTTTGGTCACTTTCAGCACATTACCGTTTGAAAAGTAGAAGTTCGTCGGCGCAAATTCGACGCCTTGAAATTGGGACGCAATCAGCACAGCGGTAACGCCATTTTGATCGTCGCGTGTCGCACTGCACATCACGCCCTCAAATTCAACGCCTACCAATTTGGGATTGCTGGCGCTGGTCTCGACCCATTCAGGCAATTCGGGCTTTGGTGTTTTGGCAAAATCTTTGAGCTTGAAGCCAAAGCGTTCGATTGTGGTGGTGTCGGTGACGACTTCCCAGCACTTCGCTTCGTCATTTTTGTGCAAGCTGTAAATGGTACCGACCAGCATCACCATGAAAGTGGCATGGTCAGGGGTATCGGCAATCGCGTCGAGGTCTTCGCGGCTGTTGATGATTGTGTTAGAAAGTGATCCCATATCTGTTTTCCATCCATTTGAAAAGATTATTCGTGTCTGCCCATTTTGCATGACCTTGCCACGATGCTGCAAACTTGGCCAAGCTATCCATATCGTCGTGTTTGACATAGTGTGCGACTTTGCGTTTCGCCCGTGTGACTGAATCCTTACGCAACAGCTTGTGCGTGGGCCAAATGCGATAGCCTAGGAAATTCACACCTTGCGAAATTGGCGAGACTTGCCATTTGCTGATGTTTAGTTTCAGCTTGTCCATTGAAAAGTCATTGATTCTCAAAAACGAATCGACCAACTGGTCTTTGTCGTGGCCGAGAATGACGATATCGTCCATGTAACGGGCCCATTGGCGGTGCTTCAATTCAAAGTGAATAAAGCGGTCGATTGCGTTGCCATACACATTGGCAAACAATTGGCTTGTGAGGCTCCCAATGGGGATGCCACGCCCTTCAAGCGGGATGATTTCGCGCAACACGCGAAGCGTCTTTTCGCAATCAATCTTGCGGTTAATCATTGCATGCAACACGTCATGGTCAATGCTGGGAAAAAACTTTGAATAGTCAGTTTTCAGAAAGTATGTCGCTTTTGTTGAGCGCATGGCCGCTTGCAAATACTCAACACCTTTGTGGGTGCCCTTACCAACACGACAAGCGAAAATTTGCGGCATCAAGGTGCGTTCAAATATCGGAGCAACCACATTGCATAGCGCGTGCTGAACCAATCGGTCTTTGAAGTCCAATGCGGATATGAGGCGCGGTTTAGGCTCATAAACAAGAAATTGGCGATAACCGCCAATCTTGTATTCACCCGAACGCAATTCCTCTTGCACACTCAACAAGTTGACTTCGGAAAATTCTTTGAACTCAAGATAACCAAACGTCAACTTTTTGCCTTTGGCGGTCTTTTCATAGGCCAATCGCAAATTGTCAATGTCGGTTATTTGTTCGATTAAATGTCGATGTTTCTTTACCATAAAGAAGTCGGCTGCGCGTTTGGATTTCCTACTAAGCGTTATGCCGAACCCATGTGTGTATTCCCCGAAGGAGGACAAACCCGGCTGACCACACTTTGTTTGGTCTGCCCGCCAAGCCGTAGCGTTGACGGAGCGATGAAGTAATGTCGCCACAGGCAAAGCGCGACCCGATGTTACTATTCGAGTTCGACGCGGCGTTATTCCAATTAGAGTACCGAGAACCGGAGTTCGACCCGTTGTTCCAGTTGCCCCCAAGGATGACCGCCTATTTACCCAGGTTGCCCCAGCTTTTGTCTCCCTTTCACCCATGCGCCTACCATTGCCCCAACATCCGCCAACAGAATTTGCGCTGTCAGTTGTTGATGTGGCGTAAGCGCATGGATGGAAAGGAGAAATCGCATCCAGAAACGTAGCTCCGCAAGCCCTGCGTCTGCCACGTAAATTTTTGATATTTGGTTTGATTTCCCCGCCTGAAAGAACAAGTCCGGCATCCCGAGAAGGCATTTCAAAAACATTTCCCGAGCTACCCCGTGTTTGCGCGGCATCGACTGTGCAATTGGATACAAATAGGCAATCACCCGTTCGTATTTCTCCACAATTGCCATTTGGTCGTAGCATTTGCCAAGTTCCTTAACTGGTTCCATTTAGACGGGCGCTTTCGCGCCCTCAATCAAGTTGCAGGTGGTCACAGGCAAAGCGCGACCCGATGCCACTATCCGAGAACGACGCGGCGTTATTCCAATTAGAGTACCGAGAACCGGAGTTCGACCCGTAGATCCAGTTGCCCCCAAGGAGGACCGTATTCGGTGCGTTGTATTCCGAACCACGGCTTGCCGTTGTGCCCGTTGCTGGGTTCCAACCGCCGGTAGCGTATGCGCCACCACGTTCGCGGCCCCATATTTGCAACACGCCCGTGGCTTGAATCACGCCCCATTTGGATGTGTAAACCGCGTTCAAAATGGTGTTGTTTTGGTCGGTACCGATTGACGATGCTTCGGTTGTACCGTAAGCCGCCGACATGAATTCTTGTTGCGTAGGGCAGCGCTTACCAAAGGCAGTCGCCAACTCCATGGCTTGCCACCAGTTGTACGAACCGTAAGTGGCCGTTCCGTTGCCGCCAAACATGGTGGGCACTTTGGGTGGGCTTGCGCCGTCACCCATCAACACGTTGTATTTGCTTGAACCGTTGGTGATGGCGTCCACACCCGTCAAATAAATATCCATCCAAAAGCCACCGGCCACAAGCGTCATGCCGCGCGGGTCAGAAGCGGTGGGGCGGAATTTCAAATCCCACAGTGAATATTGGTTGATTGCCGGTGTCGTGTCACCACCCGATTGCGCAGTTGCGTTGCCGCCTGGTGCGTAATGGAAGCCGCCAATCTTGCGCGAATTGGCCGTGGTGTAACCCGAGGGTGCGCTAAAGCTGGAATCAGCACGACAAGTGCCGTCGGTACACACGTAAATGGCGTAATCCGTACCCGCTGTGAGCGTGGGCATGGTGATGTTGGTATCTGTCGCAAAGGTCTGCAAAAGGCCAGCAACCGTAACGATGGTTCCAGCCTTGATTGTGGCCGTGCCAGCACCCGTCTTTGTGAAAACGGGAGTCGTGCTGTCCACTTTGTAAAAAGCACCAGCGTTGGTCAAATTGGAAACTGCAGCGGCCAAATAAATGTTGGTGCCGTCACCCACGATTGTTTGTGTCAATGTGACCACCACACCCGTTCCGGCGGCAGTCTTGCACGTCACGGTGTAACCGCCAGTCGTGTTGTTGATAACAATCCAATCTTTGGCGATATTGGGGAAAATCAAATTCAAGTTGGCGGTCAATGTGCCAGTGATGACGATGATTGGTTTGCCGTATTGCAAGCCCGTGAGCGTCACGTTTGCGTTGGTCATTGTGACAGCTGTCGCGCCGCTTGTGAAATCCGGCACCCAGCCAGCGGCTACAGCACCAGCACTTTCAGGGTCCGTGACGTTGGCGTCCACAGTGTTGAACCAATAGCCGAGGCCGTCCGAACGCAACACACGTGCGCCTTTTGGATAGCCGCCCACGTTGGTGTCATTCGCAAAAGTGCCGTCGAAGGGATAGCCGCCGCCCGCGTTGGCCCAGCGAATCACAGCCGATAGGCCATAAAGAATGCCGTTCATGTCCAAACCTGATGGCGGTGTGCCACCGGCGGCCAAAGGCGTGCGGGTTAATGGTGGAAAACCATCAGTCAGCGATGCGGCACCGTTTGTGATGCCGATTTGTGATGCGGTGGGGATTGTGTTTTTAGCGCCAGCATTGGCGAAAGGCAAAACCAGCTTTGCCGGGGCGTTAGTTAACTGCATAAACGGCACCTTCTTGAATGAATGGGGCTTGACCAAAAGGAGCGGCCGACCCCGTACCAGCTTCCGAAAAGCCGAAAACCGGCGTATTGGTGTTGATGAGTATAGCACCCACCCCCGCTGGACGAGGCAATGCGCCGGACTGCGTCATAATCGCAAATTCGTAAGAAGTCAGCAAGAATTCAAACGTGTAGCGCAAATTCATGCCGCCCAAATCATTGACGTAACAGCGACCACGCCCAGCGAACATGTTTTGCAAAAGCTGATTCAATGATGAGGCGGACGTGTTCGAGATATTCGCCAAAGCCTTGACCAAAATCAATTGGCGGTAAGCATCGTCACCCAGCAAATAAGTTTGCGTCGCACCAACGGTACCGTCATAAAAGGGTTGTTCATCGAACGGATACGAGCCGGGCAAAGCGTCGCTAAAGCCAAAATAATTGGGAGCATTTGGTATTTTCAAAGCCCGCCCAATGTTGACAATGCGGCCCCAAACGTCAAGGCCAAAACCCTGCGCCGTTTCCACATTCCACACGAAGTTGTAAAAGGCTTCAAAGTCGGCGCGTGGGTCTAAATACTCATTCATGTTTTGAATGAGTTGGCGAATGGTCGAACTGTTGCCGTATTGGCTGATGATGGTTTGTTCAACATTCAACATAAATTTAGACCAATGTGACCGAAATATCTGATGCGGACAATGTGGGCGCTTGGTCAATCCCAACGCTTAAAGTCGTAAGCGTGGGAGTTGCGCTTCCAAGCAAAATCGAAATGACCGACACGTTTGCCGCCACCGCGGATACAGCTGCGTAATAGCGGCTTGCGAAGATTGATGAACCAATGCGTTCGCGGTTCGTGCCGTCAGCACCGTTGAAACGCGCAATGATGGCCGCTTTGGTCAGCGCCACGATATTGGCTGGCAATGTGGGATTGTTGGCAATCTGCACCGCGAATTTGATTGGCAGAGCCGAGGGGCGATTGAACTTGACCGTATAGGACGGCTGTGGGTAGCTGTACCCACTGGTATCTTGCACCACCACCGACGTGTTGCCGTTGTAGTCGCAGCCGACGTCTTTGTGGGTCCAAATGGCTTTGGCAATGTCAGCATCAGTCCCGCCCACCACAGCGATGTAAAGAGAGTTTGGAGCCAATGCGTAGTTGGTAGGGCCAAAGGCCACAGCCGTTGCCATCATTGCCACACTTGACACCGATTGCGAATTGTTGACCATATAAGTGCCAGCGCCGCCGGTTCCGGTATTCAGCGCAGTAATGATGGTGCCAGCGGTCACGCCTGTGCCCGTGATGACGCTACCGACCACCAAAGTGGCACCGGCCGCCATGGCGCTGACTGTCAATGTCGTGCCTGAGATTGCGCCCATGAATGACGCGATGCCCTTGGGGTTGTCAAGCGCGTACACATCCAGCACGTTGGCCAGGTCGTACACGTTGGCGTAAATTGAAGGCAGCGTGCCCAACGAATTGAGCGCCACTGAGTTTTTGCGTCGGTACTCAAAATCTGCGCGACTTTCGACCACGGATCCCATGACGCCATCGGCTGGGTTGGTGATGGTGGACCAACCTGGAATGGCTTGGTAGACCGAAGTTAATGTGCCGGCCGCGCAAGCAATCGGGCCAGTTTGGACGTTTTGGAAATTCGCCGTCACGGAACCTGTGGAATCAATCGTTACGTCACCTTCATTGATGTAGGTGTTGCCCGATGTGTCTTGGGCCAACGTACCGGCTGGGATGACGGTACCCGTGATGCCGCTAACCGTACAAACCACAGCCGTGGATGTGGCCGCCTTGCGGGTCAGGAAATAGATTCGGGCGATTGCGTCTTGAAATCGGTCGGTCGCATATTGGGGGTCAACTTGATTGACAAAATATGCAAATTCATTGTTTTTGTCGCCGATGATGGCCGCTTGGCTTGATGCAAGCTGACCTTGTGGGGTTTCCAATGCCGAATTGAGGCCACCACCGAAGGCGGAATTCATGTCACTTTGAACACCCGCCAAAACGTCGGTTTCGGCTGGGACTACCAATCCAGCTTGGGTAAACTGAATTTTTGGCACGCTAGAAGGTGACGCCATTCGCGGCCCCCGTTTCATCAATAAATTGGATTTGGCCGGTGATTTCCCGGGCGTTAAATTCTGAAATTATACATTTTGCAGTCACAACGCCAGGCACCGTAAGCGCTGCGTTTTCAATGTAACCCGTGAGCAATGACGGGGGTGGTAAGTGCCCCAAAACGTCTTCGAAATAAGGGATGCCAGCGGGCGTGTTGTACCAAAGTTCGCCCAAGAACAAGCGAACAGCGCTCGCGACATCTTGCGCCAATGCGTAAGGGGGTGACGCCATGGCAATATTGCCAGCGCTGTCGATGACCAAATCCCAATGAGATTGGTCCAAAAGTAAAGTATTGAATCGCGTCATACGGGTGTTCCAGTTTGGCCGCTGCCAGGTGTAACGCCGCCATGCTTGTGATTATGAACGCTTGTGCCCTGCGCTGTCACGTCGCCGGTCACAGCCATGGCCCCATTCACAGTAAACGTGGGCGTGGTCATCGTGACTGATGTAGTGGCGCCGATTTCAACTGTCGTGGCCTTCAATTGAATATCAGGTGCTTCCAAAATCACAGCCGTCGGCGAATGAATCTTGATGCCGCTGGCGCTGAATTGCACGTATTGTGTCGGAACCGCATTAAGCGCCCCGCCCAAATACATGCCATCCGAAAAGCTATATTGCCGAAGGCTTCCGGGATTGCCTTGGGTCTTCGTGGTCTTGATTTTGGAAATGTCGCGCGAAGCAAAAACGGCAATGCCGATATCGCCTTTTTGCGGGTCAATGATGATGCCATTGGCACCGCCTTGAATTCGCAAATATGGCACGTTGTAGATGGTCGCATGAGGTGTGGGATTGCCTTGAGCGTCCAATTGATTGACCATGGGCGTGACGTCAACAAACCCCACGGGCGACACGCCACCCGTGTTTGTGCATGCTTCAATTCTCACCAGCGTGGCCGTTTGCATTTTGGCAAGCGCTTGGCTCACCATGAATGCGATATTGTTGAACTCACCCCAAGTGCTTTGAGGCTTTAGCTGACCGCTGGGAATGCCGTCACTGTCTTGCGATGGCGAGGCCATTAGTATTCCCCCTTATGCTGCTAAACCAAGCGCCACCCGGCTTTTCTGATTCAAGTCGATGGTTGACCGAAGTCACGACCCATTGACCGCAAGCTTGTTGAACGTCGCTTTCAATTTGCACGGAGCCGCCAAACACGACCGCCGGATTGAATAGCGTTTGAAAGTTGACACCCACACCATCGAATGTTGGATAACCAATAAGGCCGGATGTTGGGGTAATCAACGGGATGAATGTCTTGCGCGGCACATTCGGTGGCGTGATTGCCAACACCTTGTCGTCAAGGTACAAATCGCATCCCGCCGCACGCGCTAAATCTTTGGCTTGCTCCATGCCCGTGTTTGGCAAATATACATCCGCCAATTGCGTTGTGACGCCGTTGTTTTCAAAAACATACCCAAGGTCACGCGCGATTTGGCCCATGACGGTCGCCACATCGATTCCCCCTTTGAAGCTTCGCGGGGGAATAGCTTTCAAGGTGTTGAAGAATGCGGATTGGGCTTGAATGTGCAAATACACATCAGGCATATTTTGATAATCAGCCCATGCATTGACGATGTTTCCAGCAAACACCAGCGTTTCAACTGAACCATCGATCGCAAAAACTTCCACGGTGTTTGGAATCAACGTGCCCGGCTTCCATTGCAAGGTCGTGACGCTGTTCATGTCGAGTTGGCTCACACCATAAATTTTGGCACGCAATGTGCCCATCATCATGCCGCCCGCCTTGTCAATGTCCACCAATGAACGGAAACCTTCAAGCGTGATGACATCGTTTTCAGACGAACCGAATTTGCCAGTGCCAAGCGTGACGACAAACCGCAATTGCTTCTTGTTGTCAAACGAGGGCATTTTCATCCGCCGTCAAATAAACAAGGGTGAACCGTGAACCAAGACCGTCATAAGTCGGATCGTCGTGCCCTTGGGTGTCTACAAAAAGCAAATTGCCAACAAAGCCCACATATTCACGACAAATCAGCGGATCGGCGTCATGCGCCAGCACACCCGTGACAATGTCGGTGCCATCGGAATTGATATCGACAAAAAGTCCTTGGGGCTTTTGGATGATGAAGATTTGGCAGTTTTGCCCACCCAAAACAACTTTGGTCAGTTGCGAAGGCACGGGGCGCAATGGGACGGTTTGCATCAGTTTGTCATCCCTTAAAACATGCTTTGAATTTTCAAGCCAAGGCCTGGCAATTTGTTGGCAAGGCTTTTCAATGTGGACGTCGGTGGTGTGGTCGCTTGCACCTTGCCATTGTCAGACTGTGGGGTTGCACCGGCGTCTTTGGGCGTATCAACGCCGCCCGGATTCGCCATGCCATACAGGGCGGACACTTGCCGAATTTCTTTCAAACTGATTTCCACAATCAACAGTGTTGCGCCCTTTGAGCTCCGACGCTGATAGTTGTAACGCTCGACGCTGTAATTGATGTACGTCACTTCGGGCGTCACGACGCTGTAAAGGTCGGTCGATTTACACGCGCTGTCGATTGCTTTCAAAAAGCTGCGGCGGCCGCTTTCGCTACCCGTGAAGCACAACGTCACCGAGGGGGACGCTGGGGTTTCCACTTTGTTGTAGCTGGCAAAGCTGCCTTGCTCAATTGGGAAATCACTAACGCGCGTTTCTTTGGAGTAGCCCACGGAACCGGTCGACAAGGTCGAACCAACTCCTATTGCGTCTAATGCTGCGCTGGCTAGGCCGCTCAGTTTTGAAGGGTCGCCCAGCGGACGCCCTTTGCTGTCAAAGATGCCCCAGCGGGTTTGCACTTGAAATACGCGCCAAAGTAAGCCTTGCAGCGCCCCCAAAGTGGCGCGTGCTGCCGGTGGGAAATTTGGCGAACGTGGCAACGCTGGGACGCCTGGCACGTTTGGAATGTTGGGGAAGGGGATAAGCGGCATATCACATCAATCCGTAATTGGCTTGCGAGGTAAACAGGTAGTCTAATGACTTGCCCATGTCCTTGGCAATGCCATTCGCATCCGTGGCCGCCGAATACACCTTTACCTCACCAATATGGGTTTCAACGCTTCGATTTCCGGCGCTTGGGGCCGCTGCCAAATTGACTTGGGCGCGTACCCCTGCACCGGCACCGGCTGCGGCTTGTGCGGCCCCTGGCACGCCCCCAAGCATTGCCATTGCGAGTTGACCCCGCAATGATGCTTCGCCCGACGTATCGCGCGGGCGTTCGTAATGCGTAGAAACAGCCGCACCGGCTGCGCTGCCCGTGGTGGTGCGTCGCAAAATGTCCCCAGCGCGTCGCTCGTTGCCTTGGGTCAATTCGTATTGCATGAAGGCCAACTGCTCTTCAAACGATGACCCTTTAATGTCCTTACCAAACACCCGTTTGAATTCGGCTTGACGATCAGGATGCCATTGCCCAAGGCCATAGGCTTTGCCGTTGTCGCCCACATTCGCTGGATTGAAAGATGATTCGCGGCTGATATTGGCAACAAGGCCAGCGGCTTGTTCTTTGCTCCACCCTTGGCTTTGAAAATAAGACATGGCGGCTTTTTGCGGGATTTCCGTGCGCTGATTAACCGTGGCCGCTGCACCTGCTGGCGCTGCGCTTGGAGATTCAGCACCGTAGGTTTTCCCTGCGCCTTCCATGAAATCATTGGCAGCGGCACGCGCCCGTTTCCAATCGCGGTCGAATACTGCGGCCAAAACATTGGACGCGGCCACAGCGCGATAAATGATATCCCCCAAAGCGTCTTTGAGCCAACGAATGGCAAACGCCGCGGCTTTAAAACCAGGTTCCCATTTGTTCCAATCAATGAAGCTGTCACCGCCGCGCTTCCAAACCTGATAATCTTGCCACAGCGCCGCGATTGCAGCACCCAAAGCAGTCACGGCCAAGATGGTGACATTGACCGGAATGGCCGCGATTGCGATGGTCGCAAGACCTGCGGCAATGATGGTCAAGAAGGCTTGCACGAATTCTTTGTTTTCACGGCACCATGCACCGAAGTCGGCCATCACAGAAAACATTTTTTCAAGCGCTGGGGTTGCCGCCGATAAGAGCTCACGCCCGAAAGCCTCAAAGCTTTGACGGCTGCCCGTCATGGCTTCGCGCAATCGGCTCGCCTCTTCGGCTTGCTGTTTGGTCACAGCCCCGTATTCTTTTTGACGACGAATGGCCAATTCAACTTCGGAACGACCTTTCAACAAAAGTTGCATCGTGCCTTGGTCAATGCCCATCATTCGACCCATGTTGTTCGCGGTCGTGCGGTCCATCCGGCTAAAGCGGTCAGACAGTTCAAGCAATATGTCATTGACGGGACGAGCCTTGCCTGTGGCATCGGCCAAGCTCATACCCAATGCGGAGAAGTAGGGAATAAGGCCGGATTGCCCCGTAAGCTGCAATTCAGTTTGCGACTTACTGAGCATATCCATAGTGCCTTGCAAACCATCGGCGGTACCACCCGCAAGCTCTGCCGCATTGGACCAAGCCGATATGGTAGAAACCCCAGCACCCAAATTCTTTGAAAGGCGGTCAAGCGCCGCCGACGATTCGACGGTTTGTTCAATGAAGCGTTTGACGGCCATGGTGCCGCCAATAAGTGCCAAGAATTTGGCCGCGCTCTTGGTGACGTTGTCGAAGCCTTCGGCCCCGTCCTTGCCCGTCTTTTTGAACTTGTTGCCCGTCTTTTCGGCCTCGGCTCCGGTGCCCTGCAAGCCTTTATCGACTTTGGCTTTGCCCGCGTTGAATTCCGACGAATCCAAGCCGAGCGTTACCAACAAGCTGTCGATGATGGTTGCCATGTGAATTATTCCCGGTTAGCCAATGCCGTATTGTAATCGTCAACCGTCACGACTTCCAGCATGTCGTAAACGTCCTGAACACCATAAACGGTGTCCAGTTCGTGAAGCTTCGCCATGCGTTTTGAAAGTAGCGTGCCGATTGGTGCCGACACATTTAGGTATTCTGCGAAGCCTTTTTGCTGGCCGCCGCCGGTGAGCCGCCGGAGATTGAGGGGGCGACGGCCTTCAAAAAACCCGTGTGAAGTTTCCACACCTCAGCACGCAATTTGATGCGGGTCGCAATCTCTTCAATATCTTCCTCAATCAAATTTCGTACGACGTGCGGTTTGCTTCGGTCCGGCATGATTTGCACACACTGCCACATTTCGGCAAGCAATGGTTCAGCGACTTCCCATTTCAGGCCCGATAAGGCTTTAATGCCGACTTCGGCCATGCCCGCCATGCCCAAGCGATCGAACCCTTCGGGAAGTTCCACGCCACCGGCCATGAGTGCCAAGATGGCCCGCATTGCCCACGATTCTGCTTTGCTTGCTGGGAGTTCTGTCAAGACAAACACTTTGCCGTTGTCGCGGCCTTGGTCTTGAACTGTGAAATTTGCTGTCGAACGTGCCATTTTTGATACCTCTCCGCATCATTGTTTGTTTCTCTCCTAAATTTGGTGCCCCGGGCGTGCGCTGGGAGAGGGCAACGCGGCCTTTTGGACCTTGCCCGGGGCGAACTGGTTGCCTTACAGCAAAGAGCGGTTGACGCTTTCCCAGGTGATGACGTAATCCACTGGCTGCAAGACTTTTTGCGCGTCAGGGATTTGCTTGACATTCGTGAGAATACCGCGCGTCAGCGTGAAAGATTCGCCGGTTGAGGGCAAAGCAATCGTGCCGGAAATGTAGAACACTTCACGAGCCGTCTTCATTGCCTGAATCACAGCTGTGAAAATGTCCTTGCTCGGGCTGTCCGCTTGAAGTGTGATGGTTTGCTTGGTCGGATTCGGAGTGAAACCGGCTGTCATGCGACCATCAACGCCCATTTGGATTTCAGCCAAATCAATCGCTTCTGTTGCAAATGCCTTGTCGCTGGCATAGCCGCGAAGCTGCACCGGTGCCGGAAACAAACCGGCCACGACAAGGGTGAAAACGCTATTCGCGCTGGTGATTGTTGTATCTGCCATGGTGTTCCCCAATTACATGATATCGATTGAAGCGACGGTGATTTTTTGGACCGCGCCGCCGTCGGTGTACCAAAAATTAATAATTGGTGTGCCACGGTTGCCGCGAACTTGTGCGCCTGGATCCAAAATTTGCAAGTAATAACCTTGCTGCTCAATGATGGTTGCCACATCCAAACCGGCAGCTTGATTCACTTGGGCCGCTTGCGATGCCGACAAGCTGATGCCGGTCCGAATACTGCCAAAGTTAATGCCGGATGTGATTGGGTCAATCATGGCCGCGCGAATCAGCGAGTAACCGGATTCGTTGTAAGGCACAGACTTGACGTTGGTCAACAACGACAACAAAGCCAATTGGAATTGCGCGTTCAAATACACTTGGTCAACAAAAGTATCAACCCACTTCCACTTGCCGGACATTTGCCCGTTGTACATGAAGTTGAATTGATCGTTCGCTGTGGCGTAAGAACCGTAAAAGCTATAACCGTTCGCCAACAAATTGGCGGCGGTTTGTTGGTCAGTTACGGTGGGCACGAAACCACTTTGTGATTTGAAAGCTGCAGTAATGCGGCCATTCAAACGTGAAAAGTCGATTGATGCCACAGAACCCAAAGTGAACGCGGCCAATTCCTTGGTGTTGTACACAGGGACCACGCCGTCATAACCCAAAGACTTGGCAACAGCACCAAAACAGGTTGTGGAACCGTTCACGATGGCTTGCGCATCAGTATCCCAGCACACGTACATGTAACGCTGGTTTTGGGCATTCGTCCAAACTGCGAAGGCTTCTTTTTCGACAAGTGTGGGCTCCCACATCGTCATAAAGTCAACCCAATTTTGTGTCGCGGCTTTGACTGCGTCCATTGCAGTGGCAGCGGTGTCAGCAATATCACCTTGCGACAAAATCGCACCCGTTGCGCTGGTGAACATCAGACCGGCAGACAGCGTGCCAGTGGCAAATGCGATTGTCGAAGTTGCACCGGTGGTGACGCTGTTCAAACTGAACGTGCTATTCACAGCATTCCATGTGCAAGTTGGCTTGCCAGTGCCTGTGAAAGCGGCTGCAATTTTGGTTGCTGCGTCGCTAAAGCTTGTGGCTGTCGCAAGGTTGATGCTGGCTGATGTGAAGCTTGTACCGTCGACAACCACAGTCAGCACGCCGGTAAGGGCTTGAAGCTGGGTCAAGGTCATGCCAGACAAATTGCCCGATTGCAGCCATGCAGCGCGGTCAGCGTTGGCGTATGGTGCGAAATAGAGCGTGCCGGGCTTGATTGTTGAATTGTCAAAGCCCAAGAAATAAACTTGAGCAATTGCGTATTCGTCAGACGATGCGCCGAAAAATGCTTTCACCGCGTCGGCGCTGGCAAAATTGCGGACCGCCATGGTTGGAAGCAATAAGCTTTTGGAAAGGATGACGCCGTTTAGAGCCAGCGGATTACCGCCGGAACCAACGACGCCGGGATTTACGACAACAATGTCACTGGCCGGAATAGTCATTTGTTCACCTCAATTCAATAAGTGGTAATCCGAAAATTATGGTGCCACAACATCCGTTGGAAGCACCTTGGCCAAGGCCAAAGCATCCGCAAAATCTTGTGGAACCGTAACGGTTGGATTGTATTGCATGGAAGCCGTCAACGTCCATCGGCTTTCATACTGTTGTTCCCCCGTGAGCAATGGTGATTGCACACCATCGGACGTGTAAAGCGGTTTGATGTTCACGGGGAAATGCGCGAAGCCCCAATGGGAACGAAAGGCGGTTTTTGCCGTCTTGCAGAATTCGCCAGCTTGGGAGCCATAAAAATCAATTTGCACATCAATGCGCGATGGCCCGTAAATTGTGGCGGTACCCGCAATCGGCTGATAGTCGGTGGCCGGAACGCTTAAATCGACTTGCAAAAGCTCTGTCAGCACACAGCAAGGATTCGACGGCAACGCCACACGGTTGACCTGTGCGCGGACAACTTGCCCACCAGGGACGAAGGGCGTCAAAAAGTCTTTGAGTGCGTCAATTACTTGGTCGACGGAAATGCTTGCGGTGTACATCATTGCCCCTGCAAAACGATTGCGGCTTTGGTCCAATCGGGCCAGCTTTCCAAGACCTTCACAACAAGCCAATCTTGCGACGGGTTGCCGCGTTTGATGATATCGCCGCCGGTTTGATTTGGGCGAATAACGCCCGCAAGACTGCCGCGCAAATAAATCGCGCGAATGGTGCCCTGAATATTTAAGCCGTCGAGTTGTTTAATGTCATTGGCGTCCAGCGCTTGGACTTGGGCGGGGCCGGTTACTGGTGCCGCAAAGCTGGGTATCTGCTTGGCACCCGCGCCGATGGTATAACCCGTTGACCGCAAGACGGTCACGGTTTCATTTGGATTCACAATGCTGCTCACAGCGTTGGCGATGCCACGTAAGTCCATTATGGTTCCACCTTCACTTGCGACCCATTGTCAACCTGATAATGGATTGAGTTAATCATGTGCGATGTGTCAATCAACGGTTTGGCAAAGCCCTTAGCTTCAATAGTGCTAGGGGCCAACGGTGGCGATTGCAATTCATTGATGCTTTGCGCCAATGCGCCGCCAACGTCTTCACCCATGAGCGTCAAAACCTTTTGGCCGTCATAGTTCGTGGCCTTCGCCAGCTTTCCCATTTTCTCAGCCCATGTACCAGCTTCTTTGGCAATCATTTGGCGAAAGAAGGGGCGTGCGGGCTGACCAGAGGTGCCAAATTCGTTCCAGTAAGCCACAGCAGCCACGGGAGTGCCATCGGGGTACGTAGCGCCAGCCATGAAGCCCACATCAACTTTGCCCGCGCCCATGCGACGTGCAATATCCCCCAAGGCTTTGGAAAGTCCGTCGGCACCTTGAAGCGTGTGGGTTGCCATGGTCAATAAATGGTCGGCTGGGGGCGATAGCGGAAGCCGCGCAAGCTGCTAGTGGCTTGCCAAAATGCGGCTCCGTATTGGCTTTGTGTGAACCAAGCATGAGTGCCTGGCGTCAGATATTCAAACCCAGCCGACACAGACCCTTCACTTGCGTTTGAAGTGCGGCCCACGGGGCGGGGCATGCCGTCCGCGCTTAACTTGCCGCCAATGAAGGCAACATGCGCGGTCAACATGTTCAAAAGGACGGCCCGTCGCGTCACATTTTGCACGGGCGAATTGTCCTTGTTGGACAAATAAAGGCCCGCTTCATCAAAACACAATTGGAGCGTGGGGTTAGCCACGTTTGTGAATTCAGGGTAGCGGGCCTTGAAGGCCGCCGGGTCAAACACGACGGCTGTCATGGTTTAGTCTTCCTTGGTATTAGCAGACTTCACGCCGGATGCGCGTTCGTCTTTGCCGTCAGTACGCATGGGTTCAAAGCCGGTTACACGGTCTTTGTTTTCCTTTGCGATGGCGGTTGCGTCGCTGGCGTTCTTTGCAACAAAAATTGCACCAGATTTCAACGCAGGGAATTCTTTGTTGACACCTTCCCATTGCGCCCAAAAGTCGGCATCGACTTCGGTTGTCGCATGGTCAGAGCCAATAATCAGTGCCTTGTTTTTGCCTGTCAATTCGACTTTCACAGTCGGATTCATTGGGTGTTCAAGGGTAATTCCGTGGGGCAATCTGCAACCCACAATAACGATTTTTGCCATTTTCAAACTCTCCAGTTTCTAAGTTAAGAACCTAGGGGCTTCGGCCCCTAGGTTCTCATTTACCGTTTACTTACACACCCAACATTTGGGCGATAAAAGCGGGACGGAAAATAATGGTACCCCAAGTGCCTTGCGACTTCTTTTGCTTGAAGCTAGAAGATTGCACGACGATTGGGTGGGCACGCAATTTTTCGGTGAAAGCTGTGTCGGCTGTACGCTGACCTTCGGCTTCGTCCAAAATCAATTGCACCAGTTCGCCCGACGCTGTCGAGTATTCAGGCGCGGTCTTGATAGTCAAGTTAGGGAAGTTCTTTTTCAGAATGTCCGACACGTTGACGTTGAAGTCCGTGGTCTTGGTCAAATAGACCTCAGACACGGGCGACATTGCCAAAGTCATTTTGCTATCGAGTTGCACCAGGCCACCCGCTTGAGTTTGCAATTGCTTGTACAGCTTTTGCACGTCAGCGTTGATTTCCTGCGCTGTTGCGCTTGCCCAGCCTGTGCCGCCAATTGCTTTCGTGGTTGGCACGATTGCAGCAGACAAGTTAGGGTCGTTCAACAAACCGTAGTTTTGCAGACCGGCCACACCGAAAAAGTAAGTCTTGTTTTGAAACTTGTTCAATGTCAAAACCGACGCCACGTTGGTGCGGTTTGCCCAATCGATACGAGCCAAACCGGCGCGTTCCAATTCACGTTCACCCCATTGCGTCATCACTTGATAGTGATAGCTTTGGCGTTGTGGAAAATTGGAGTTCACACCAGCCACGCCGTTTTCGGAGTAATCACCATAAGATGATGTTTCACCGGTCGATTCAACCATGGGGAACATGGCTGTTTCGGTGGTCCAATCACCTTTTTTGACTTCACCGCCAACAACTTCCGCCGCCTTCATTGGTGACACCAAAACTTCAATCAGTTTTGGGTCAACGAAGGTGGACAAGAACGCGGGGATGCCGCTGTTGCTAGTTGTAACGAGCGCGGGTTGTGCATCACAGGCAAAACCGTCGTGAGCCATACGCAAAGACGCATTGGCGTTTTGGAAATCGACGTTGGATTGGCCCATGAAATGGACCCCAGCGCGTTCCATAAGTGCTTGAAGAATTGGATTCATGGTTTAGCCCCAAGTGGAAATTTTTACGAGTTCGCCAACGGCTGCGGCTGATTGAGCTTTCCAGCCCGTCGCAGTCACACCGCCAACACTGGTCACGGTCGTAGACGCTGCGTATGCCGTTGCGGGCAAGCTCAGAGAATACACACCAACACCACCAGTTGCGCCGGAAATTTGCGAAGCAATCACAGCGCCAGCAGGGATGCCAGTACCGGTCACAGATTCGCCAACGTCCAAAGAACCGGAAGCAACTGCAGTCACGTTCAACACGTTATTGAAGCTGGTCACAGTTGCTGCGCTTGCTGTGGTCGCCACGCTTGTCACGTACACACCAGCGCCGCCAGTCGTGCCGCTTGTTTGCGAAACGATGGTGGTACCAGCAGGAACACCGGTACCGCTGATGGTTTCACCAATGCTGATAAGGCCGGTGACAGACGAAACGGTCAGGTTTGTGCCTGAACCAGAAGCGGTGAAAGTTGCGCCCATGGAAGCTGTGGCCGATGCGTTTGCGGCAGCGGCTTGAGCCACGTTACCGTTTGCGTAATCAGCATACACAGCGTCACCGACGGCAAATGCACCAGGGCCAGCATTGACAGCAAAGAAGTCGCCTTGATTGTGCAAAGTCACGGGAAAGCCAGCGGGAATGTTCATGCCAGATTCAGCCAAGTAGGTTTGAATCAAAGCTTGTTGTTCACGGTGGACGAAACCGGCTGGGGCGGCTGCTTTGGTGCCACGGCTGTGGGCTGTTACGCCATCAGCATCGACCCAAGCAAATTTACCAACAGTCACGCCGCCATTGCCAGCAACAAGACCGCCGGGACCAGCCAAAACGGTGGCGCGGGGATTGGAAGAAGCGAAGTCACCGGCTACCGCTGGCGCGGGAGTCAGGTTGACTTGTTTTTGAAAGCCAGTCATGGTAATGACCTCCTTTAAGCGTTACGGAAGCGGCTTGCGCCAGGGAACTTCTCGGCCAAACCGGCGGCGTCTTGAGCGACATAAGCTGGTTGTGCAGAAGAAGACTTAACGGCAACCTTGAACAAAGCGCGAAGGGCTGTCATGCCTTCCACATCCTTGTGGTCAACCTTCATGTGGTCCAGTGCGAAGCCATAGACTTCGGCAGCTGAATCCATGCCAATGACGTCACCGACGATTGCGCGGACGTCGCGACGTGCCTCTTCGGCCTCGCGCATGTCTTTACGCAAACCATCCATGGCCGCTTTCACGTCCACAGGCGTTTCGCCGTCCTTAATCATTTTCTCAGCGGGTTCATCGTAAGCGTCAGCAGCGGGCGCGGCCATGAGGCTGCATGCTTCATTGATGACCGATTCGTCCACTTTGCCAGCCAGCAACTTGCGAAGCTTGTCAGCAGGGGATTCATCAGCCGCCGCCATGGGAGTTTCCACGGCTTTGGGCTCTTGCTCAACGTCCAACAATGCGTCAATCACATTGTCAAGTTGTTGAGGGTCAAGCTCGGCATCAAGTGCCAATAACTTGGCTTTGACGTCGTCTTTCTTGAAGTTTTTGCGGGTTGCAGGGCCTACCAATGCGGGCAAAGCGGAATCCGCTGCCAGTACCGGAGAGGCCGCACAGAGTGCCGCAAAAAGGGCCTTGCCCAGTTTGGTCATCTTCATGGCGGATTCCTTGAATGTGAAGGGGTTACGGTCGGCCACTATTACATCGGCCCCGGCGCGGCCGACCTCAACTAACGCCAGGTGATTTCCTTGAATTTCCGTCATGCGGCCATCGTAGGGTTGCCCCTCATACTCACCGGTTTCCATGATTGGAACGTAGCGATAAGCGCACGACAGTTCGCGCACCTTGTCCGTTTCAATGCCAGCGATGGCCGCCGAATCCCAAACGCAAAGGTCAGCGTCAAGGTAAGGGGCAGAAAATACAATTTCTGAACCGATAGCACCAACGACCAAATCGGGGCGTGGTGCATCAACGGTCACGGGTACATGCTCGGACAAAATTGGTAGACGGGCGAAAGTTTCAGCGCCGCGCTCCAATTCCACAGGGTCGCGGAACAGTCGGTAAATTTGGTCGGAAGCCAAGCCCAATTCTTCGTAACCTGGAATCTCGCGGCCATAGTACGGATTGACCGTCGCCTTGGAAATGTGGGAGCGGTCAACGTGCAAACGTCCGTCGGCATCAATCCGTCGGGCGGTGCGGTCAAAAGCAAGTCGGGTTACTGGCATAGGGCGATTGTGGCATGAAAATTAAACAGTTGGCAATTCTTCCCATCACATTTTGAAGATGCCCATTGCAGTGGAGTTGCCAGGGTTGCTGATTTTGTAGAAAGCTGTCCCCGCTGGTGCGCCGTATTGATCTTCGATTGTGCCGCCAATTGATGCAATTTGACCCTTGGTGTTGCTGGTTTTCACACGCAAAACATCAATCAACGTGCCATTAGCGATTGTGCCGCCCGTGGTCATTACGGCTTGCGTCTTATAAACGGGCAGGGGCAGGTTTGCCGAATTGTTTTTGGAGAAAATCGGCACGACCTCAGAAAATGAACCCGAAGGTGTGGAACCATTATAAATCTCTGCTTTGAGTTCACCATCGGTCAAATCAAGCGAAAAGCCGCGAATGATGATGTCGCAAGTGCGTTCTAGTTTCAAAACTAACGAAGCATCAGCGGCCAAGCTGATCTCTTTGAAAACGCGAAACTGAGTGCCTGAATAGAAGGAGGATAACTCGGAGGTCACATCTGTGCGACTTTGGCGAAATTGCTTGATACTGGACGGATACATGGCTGCCCCTTAAATTGGCAATATTGGTCGGCTGATGCAACGGCAATTGATTTCTTCACCTGGTTGCACGAATTCGCCGGAAATTTTACAACCTTCCGCAATCTTATATCGTTTGCCGTCGGCTGCCACATGGTCAGGGCGCGGATTCTTCCCCGCGTGGCTGTGCATCCAAACTGCTTCGGTGATGCCAAGTTCCATTTGCCGCGCACGGTTGACCACAGCATTGGCCTTGTTAGATTGGTCACGCGCAATCAGTTCAGCCCGTCGGCTTGCCTTGGGGTAAAGCTGTTTCAAATCCTTGACCATGGATTCAAGGTCACGGCCAACAGCATACGAGCGCATCACGACGCCTTCGACCTGTTGCAAATACTGTTCGGGGATGGAGCGGATTAGACCCACGTTCTCTTCGAGTGACGCATTGAAAGCGTCGCGCACCGCCGGTGTCATTTTGAAGTCGACGGTCCAGCCTGAATCTTTGAGCGCTTGACGAAACGCGCTGTCACTGGCCTTGAACATGCCTTGCAAATACGCTTCGGCAATCTTGGGTGCCCATTCGTCAAACTTGGCAATCCAGCGCTTCGCCAATTCATTCAAAACCTTTTTGATATCGTTGGACGGGCTTGCGTCTTGCGCTTGCTCAACCAGCGCGGCCATGCGCGGGGGCTTCTTGCGATAGGCAGCCGCAAGCCAATATTCAACGGACCCGTGCATTTCAGCAATCAGGCGTTGCATTGACTTGCGGTATTTTGCTTCGACGCCACGGTTGGCGTGAATTGCGCGAACCGTCTTAGGCTTGGTTGCCATCATCTTTGCTCAAAAACTCTTTGCCAACTTTTTGAGGGATGCCCAAATTTGAATGACCACTTGCCGCCGCTGCCATTGCGCGATGCTGTGCTTCGCTCACACTCTTATCGGCGGCTTCCAGCCCATCGGGTGGCAATTCATTTTCGGGCGGATTGGGCGGCACCGGCATAACCGAAGTGTCCAAGCCCATGTAACCGCTATTCGGGTCTTTCGCCAACTTGTCGCGCACTTCGCTTGGGTCCAAGACGCCAGCATTGATGTAGTTCACATCGGTCGTGCCATCAGCCGTGCGAATCTCCGCCTCTTCTTTGGGCGTCATTTGATACAGCGGGATGAACTGAAAATCAATATCAGGGTCGATTTCGCCAAACAACGACAGTTGAACCGCCTTCAAAATTGTTTCAAGCGGGGCACGCCAAAACGCTTCTTGTTGCGCGGCAATCCAATCGTAGAAGATGCGGATTTCGCCATCACTTGAAGCGTTCAAGCCGCTAGGGCTGATGCCGGTCAAGATGATGGCCGGTGTACGTGATACGCTGCACATGTGTTCTTGGGATTGCGCTTGCAGTTCGTGAAGGCCCGACAAAGGCGTGTTGACTTGCACCAACTCTTCGCGTTCCTTATCAAGCAACATCAACCCGCGATTGCTGCGCGTGGCCGTGAACAGATCAGCACGCGCAAAAACGTCGGACCCATCATCGTCACCTTGAAGGACTTGATCCATAGCTGTGGCAAGCACGGTGATTGAAAAATTGTTGATTAGGTCGGCCACACTTTGACGTGTGCGTAACCAATTATCAACGTAGGGTTCCGCCAATTGCGAAAGGCTCATGCCAGCAAAGTTGAAAGCTGGTTTGAGCATGTCAGGCAATGCGCGGGTGACGACCGTCATTAGGCGTGACGCGTGGACTTGTTGGCCCAACATGAACCAGCCGTGCGGTTTGTAGAAGTCGGGGGCCGCTGGGTCCAATGCGTTGTAGCCGGACGGTGTTGTCCAAACGGCTTCCACAGGCATGACGGCATTCAGCGAACCAAGCTTGACCGTGCGCGGGTCAAGAATCAAAGGTTTTGATCGGTCGGCACCTTCAATGTCAATGAAGATTTGTGCGCGGCCAAAGTAACAATCATGCTCAACAGCTTTTTGCAAAACTTCGCGCACGTTCAGGCGCTTGAATTCGTCTTCAATCGCTTTGATTTTGTCGGCGTTGTCGGTGTCATCGTCTTGCTTGCTGGTGAACTCAAGCCATTCGCGCGTCACTTCGGTTGATAGCGTTGACGCAAAGGCGCGATATTCGGGACGGGTTGCCAGTTGCGAAAGGTACGCAAAGCCAGGAAAACCGCCGCCGGGATATGTTTGGGCCGCAAAGCTATACGGGTTCAAATCCATTGCCATGACCGGCGCATTCTTACCCTTGGGCACAACGCCAGGCGCAAGCTCCGGCGGCTTGATTTGGTATGTGTATGGCTTGTTCATCGAACTGTCAGCCGCCAACGTCTTGGCTTTGTTTGCAGCTCGTCGCAAACCGTCACGTTTTTGGGTCTTAGGGGTTGCTGCGGACATGGTGGTCACTCCGGTAAATTATTAAGCATTCTATCGCCCCATGGCTTTGTTGATTGCCTCTTGGCTGATTTTCAGTTTATTGAACAAGGGGTACAGGCGGCGCAAGGCTTGCGTCAAGGCGTCCACTTGGTCATCGTTGGCCGACGCTGGGAATGATGTGAGCTCACCCACCAACTCTTTGACCCATGGTGAAAGGTCGGGATGTGGCAACCACACATTGCCCGCTTCCCAATAACTTGTGACCGCATGGGCCCGCGCCAGCTTAGAGCCATCGGGTTCAATGGGAATGATGCCGGGAACGCTGGCCTTCAAAGTATCGATAACCGCTGGCCCGTTGGCCTTGTCTTCAATGAGAATTTCGCGGCTCTTGGGCCACGCTTCGCGCAAGTCGACCACGGCTTTGACGGTCTTGGTGAAACTCATACGTGCCCGCACTTGCGCCAGCAAATAAGAATTTGCGCCAGTCTTGCCCCAAACTTGCCCCACGACAAAGTCGGTACCGTCGGTGTCTTTGAACGTGCAATCCCATGAGGCCAAGACCTTGTCAAACTTGCTCGGCAAATCTTTGGGCAAGTAGTAGCGAATGCCATCTTCTTTGAAGACGTTGCCGCCCAGCGGACGTGGGCATTGTTGGTACATGGCCGCCCACCAGTATTCCGAAAACAAGCTTTTGACTTCTTGCAAGAACGCAAGACTTTTGAGTTCGGGCACCAAAGGGCCTTCGGGCAAATTGGGGTTGTAGCCAATTTCACCGGGCGTGTTGATGGCTGGGAAGCGCAACACCGTCAAACGCGGGTCACCTTTGAAGTGGGAGCAAATGCGGGCGGGCAAGTCGTCTTCGGCCCAGCTTGTCGCCATGATGATTTGTCCCGAGTTCTCCGAAAGACGGGTGGTGAAAACAGTTTGATACCAGTTCCAATGCCCTTCTTTGGTGGTGGGGCTCAAAGCTTCTTTTTCGTTTTTTACGGGGTCGTCAATGATGCCGATATCGACGGGGCGTCCGGTCAGGCCAGCACCCACACCCACACCAAGATAACCGCCAGCGCCGCCTGGTGCGGTGAATTCGCCGGTGCGGTTAATGTCATAACGCCGACGTTCGACGGGTGCGGGGAACAGGCATTTATGTTCGTCGCTTGCAATATTTCGGCGAACGTCTTGCGCCATGGCACCGGCGAGTTCGTCCGAATAGCTGGCAGCACCAACGCGCCAATCGGGAAAGCGGCCAAGAATGAACGCTGGCAATTTGCGGCTGACGATTTCGGATTTGCCATGCTGGGGTGGCGCTTGCAAAACAAGAATCGGGCGACGCCCCGCCACCATGTCGTCAATGAACAAATCGAGGGCCGCGCATACCGATGCGGAGAAACCCGAGGTTTTGTATTTTCGATTTGTGAACGCAACGTATGCCGCAAGTTGGCGGCGGGCTTCACGTCGTCGCAACAATTCCGCTGCGGCTTCCTTGCGCCCAATCACTCAGCTTCCTTTTCGTCGGCTTTGAGAATCGCGGCCAACTGATCGTCGGTCAGGTCTTCGGCGGTAATGTGAGCCATTGCGACAGGGCCACCATTGGGGCCGCTGATTTCCTTGCGGTCCACCAACATGCCAAGGTAGCGCGAAATGTTGGCAAGGGCCGCATCTTGGTCGCGCATGAGGACTTTCACGCCGTCTTTGGTTCGCTGCACGCCCGCATAAAGTCGCTTTGCGCTTCCCTTCAATCGGCGGGTGTCGGCCACATGCAAGAACTCTTGGCCGTTGCCGCCGCACTCAGGGCACTCAGGGTGGGGATCGGCATTAAGGTCGAATCCAAAGCCGCCCATGCCGTCGGGCGCGGGCTTGCCGGTGTCGACAGCCTTGTTCACGGCCAACATGTATTCGCCTTCGGTCCACTGGTATTGATGGCCGTACCCATGGCAATGACGGCAGCACACGCGACGCATTTGCACCAGCTCGTTGGCGTCAGCCGTTGCGATTTGCTTCCATTGTTTTAAGACCCACGCCGCGTCAATCTCAGCAATGGCGGCCAATTCCTCTTTGCGTTCTTCGATTCGCTCCGCAATCTTAGGAAGTTTTAAGAGTTCATGGCCCTGAACGCCCGCCGTTTTTTCAGAATAGCCAGCACGAATCGCCGCCTGAGTGGCGTTGAAATCCTTGCAATACTCTTGCGCAAAGCGGGTTTGACGGTCATTGAGGCTCATAGTGTCTTAATTCTAACCACAGGATTCCACAATTTGCAACCACAACAAACAGCCCTTCGAGTTGCGTGCTCCATCTACCCCGTTACCCCACACAACAAAATTACGGGGTGGGTAAAAATTATTCAATTAAATCAATAACTTATATGCACTTTACCCCTATACCCCGCAATTTATAAAAATCCGTGTAGTGGGCAACCCTTCATATGTTAAGGTATATACATATACGCCTTACCTTACATAAGACACATATTCTAGCCACCGGATGAAACCGTTGGGAAATTGAATTGCGGGGTTCTTACTTTTACCGATAGTTAAGACTTACCTTGCGGCTCTAGGTAAGATGAGTTACAATAAAAATTCAATTTTTAGGGGTAAAACCATGCAATCTTATACCAGCAGAGGCGAAGCCAAGTTAAGACAGCAAAGCCAATATTTCACAGGATTGCCATGTAAGAATGGGCACGTAACGTATCGCTACACGTCCAGCGGTGCATGCAGCGGCTGTATTCGTCAACATAACAAGCCTTTGAGCGGAGCAACTGAGATCGCCCGCAAGAATGCCAAAGCCCAATTAGTGCAAATTCGGCTTCGTTGCCACCATGTAGACCGTGAAGCATTGGCGGCGGCCATGTGGTCGTTTGCCCTTATGCGCTATCCTGAATTGACCTTGCGTGATATTGACCCGCATTTGTTGCCTAAAGATGCCGACGGCAACGCTGGGTTGTTTGCGTTCTATTGTCATTTGGATGATGTTGCGGCGGCCCGTGGTTTGGCCGACAAGCTGGTGAAAACACATCACATCAATATTGAAGACGCCCAGCAAAAAGCCAAAGAAATCGCCTTGGGTTATCTTGGGCCAGATACAACGCCCCCGATGTCCTTCAAATAACACGGGGGCGTAAAGTTACTTTTACCTAAACGATGGGATAGCGAACGGCATATTCCAAACGGGAATGCCTCGCAAGCACATTACGACGCCAATGGCATTCGTCTTTTCAGCCGTGAACACCGCTTGCCCACCATTGTTTTCATGGCTAAACATTTGCGTCGGCCCAGCCTTCAAGTACATGAACGCCTTTTTCATCTTCGCCAACAACAGCGGGTTGAAGTTCAAACCCACGCATGGGCCTTTTTTTGGGTATCACGCGACGCCATTCAGGATAGGTGCCTTCCAGCCCCTTAAATGCCACCTGGCCAACCGTGTGGGGTGTCAACAGCAATTCGCCATTAATGCCTTTTATGGCACGTTCAATGTCATCACGAGGAATGGTGAACGCTTGAGGTGCATCAAAAGCGTCGCCTGTCCACTTAGAGGGCAACTTGGTCACAAGCAACATTTGACCGTCAGTCGTAATCAAGAAGGCGTCACCATTGGCGCATACTTCAAAGCGCGTGCCGTTCAAATAGTTACGCACATCACTCTTTGGGCAAATCTGCAAATGCGCCTTGAACTGCGCTGCGTCAATCCTAATCATTTCGCACCCCACAAAACAAAGTGTGCTTCAATCAAAAACAAAGCTGCCTTGTATTCTTTGCCGTGCTGGTTGTCGCCGTGTTCAGCTTCCAGCTTTGCGCCAAACTCTTCAAGTGACCCAAAGAAGCAACCGGCACGCAAGTACACGCCCTTTTCTGTTTGGAACGCGAGCAAATTATCAGACCGCGAGCCAATGGGGCCAACTTGGAAGAACGGGCGATCACCGGCCAATTTTCCAAAATCGCCAAGGTTCGCGCTGCCAAGGTCCGCGCTGCAAAGGTTCGCGCTGCCAAGGTTCGCGCTGCCAAGGTCCGCGCTGCAAAGGTTCGCGCCGTAAAGGTCCGCGCCGCTAAGGTTCGCGCTGCGAAGGTTCGC